TAAGCCCTGAAACGCCAAAGATAGCTCGATAGCGCTCGCTGTTTGTGTTTGGGGTGGAAGCCAGGGGCCTGCCATTAGAGAATGCCGTCTCAAAATCCTGGCTAAACCCCATAACCATAGACGGAGTAACCGCACCAGGGTTCTCGTCGATAAGTGCTACGAGATTATCATGGGTTTCATTGGTCGACTGGAGAAGTTCCTGGGTCGGCGAGACCAGGCCATCAGGAAAGGAGAATGTATTCAGACGACCTACAGCCGCCGAAGCAATCGAGGTTCTTTCTGATGGGGCATAGTTTTCTCTCAGGCTCATAAGGCCTGGGACATCCTGACCAGCCCCGAACGACGCGATTAGATTGCGGGCACCGTCGCTGTCTCCATTCAGGGCCATATCAATAGCTACTGTCGCAAGAATGTCTCCCTGAGCCGAAACCAGAACAGCATCAAAAGCCGACTGAGCACCGGCCTGGCTGTCATAAATCGTGCCAATGCCACCAAAAATATGAGAACGCATGGAATCAAGCTCAGCCGTGATGTTTCCCTCTCCAGTAACGATAGAGGAGCTAATGTCTCTGAGCTTCTGATCCGCAATAAGTTCAAAGCTCTCTTTGAAGACTGCTTCTTGGTGAGCCTTCTGCTCTTCTGCAGCACTAAGAACTCTGTCATTCAGATGCCTTTGGGCATTGACCAGCCATTCGCCGCGAAGCTCCTCGGGAACTTCCGTGGCAATGGTTTCGATTTGCTCCTGTCCGAGGGCAAGGATCTGATCAGGGTTCCTGGCCATTGCGTCGTCAAGAAACAGGGTATCAACCCCTGTCTCAAAATCGAGAAGAAGCCCATTAGCCACATTGTTTTCAGCGATGCGCTGATCCCTCAGAGCGTCCTGGTAGCGCTGCTCCATGAGGGCGCCTTCGTCGGCCATAGCCAGACGAGTAAGCGCGGTGCGCATATCACCCTGAAGATATTCAGGAACGGAAGAAACGTGCCCCTCGATGCTGCTATTAACGAAGCCATTGTAGAGTTCAACGGAATTATCTTCTTCGCGCACCTCAAAAAACTTCTGGGTCCACTGATCCTTAACCGCTAGGAGATTCTGTTCCATAAGAACTCGATCTTCGTCGTACTTGTCTTCAATCAGCCCAGTAAGAATTTGATCGCGCAGGCCGCCAATGGCTACAGCAGTCTGATCTGCGGCCTGTGCTTTAGCGGCATACCCTGTAGGCCTGACAACGCCAACGTTACCAATGCCGGTCTGAACAGATTCACGAGGAAGGAGGGCCATTATTTGCCTCTAGGGGGAGGGGTGTAGACGGGCTTCACCGTCTGAAACATGCCGGAGTTATGCGCTGTAACCCCAGTAGAAATCAAGGAAGTACCGGCGGAGACGACCGAACTCTTGATTGCCTGCTTGCCAGCAATCCTAGACTGGCTGGCCTGAGCACCAAAAGAGGCTGTGCGGTGGCCGCCTGTGAGTTGCATTTGGCGCACGTCTCTTTCTGCGATACGCGCGTCCTCAGAAAGCAAAGCGGCAAAGCTTGCGCTGCGGAACGGAAGGATGCCATTGGCCGCAGCCCTGGCAATCTGAGCCCTACGAAGCCTTTCTGCGTCTTCTCTACGCTTGATAATGCTGTCAGAGGTCTGCAGCTTGGAAAGCTCTTTCTGGGTCTCAAGCTCCTGAGCCTCAAACTCGGAGGCAGCAGCTGCTGCGCGACCACCCTGAACGGTCGACACGGCGGAGGCCGCCGCCGCGGCAACAAGTGCAACTTCCATTCCAGTGCACATTAGAAGGAGATCTCCATAACTAGAGCAAGGATACGCAAAGAAAGGGGGTCTGTCTGCGTAATTGTAACCGTAGGATTACGACTATATCCACGCAAATAGAAGTCCCTTGTGTCCGTCACTGCTGTAGGCGGATCGCTAAGATCATCTGTGACCTGGCGAACAATCAGCTCCGTACCCGCCACTTTCATTGAGAGCGCGGTATTCATAACTACAGTAACACGGGAGATGCGGCGAATCTCACCAGTCAGGGGTCCGGTACTTGTGCCAGTATCGGGCGGCATGGTCTCAAGGCTGGGCGCGTAATACAGGCCAGCAGACATAGCCGTCACTCCGGTCTCAGTAATGGTGACTTCGCCACTACCGTTTACCGTATGGGCACCAAGCGAAACTCCATTAGCAATAAGGTAGACCTCCTCATTAGCCAGGTGAGTGAGGCCTGAGAAGGTCTGCCCCGAGCCGGTGATGTCTTTTGAGCAGTCCAGGGTGACATCATCCTCCTCGGAAAATTTTTCGAGGTAATAAACCGTGCTGGAATTAATGCTCCGCTTAACGCAGGCGAAAAGATTGGGCCCGACTGCGTTGATAGAAACAATTTCATCGCCAGATCTGGTGCTCCATAGCATCCAGCCAGAGATGCTCTCTGCGCGAGCTGTATGAAAGACAGCGACGGTGCCGTCCGTATTTACGTAAAATACGTATTGCTCCGGGCGCTGAGAGTTGCCCGTGATGTGCGCGGCCTGCGTCGGAGCACTCAGAAGATGCGGGCTGAAAAGCGAGATAGCGTCAGAGCCGTAGGCCTGGGCCACATCATCATAGACAAACTCTCGGACTGTAGGGCCGGTCTCCTGCAGAAACAGCGTGGCGCCATCTACATTTTGTGGCGTAATACGCTTACAGCCATAGGCCGTCTGCCTACGAAAGGCCACGTTACTGGGGGTAAGCGGCTCGCCGGAGGTCAGCGGGGGATAGAATTCGCCGGAGTCCGTGAAAACCTGCAGATGTCTGCCAGACACAATAAAGCGGATCTCGTTAATTCCATCGGAACCAAGAGAGATCTGAATGCTTTCATCGTCACCTGCGGCGCCAACATCAAACTTACGGAAGGCCGTGGTATTCGAGGCCGCAATAAACGACGGGTAGTTCTCCGTGCCAGCAAGCCAGAGGCGCTGCTCATGAAGGGCAACGCAGCCCGGATATCCCTGGACTGCAGAAAAAACCTGTTCATCCCAGTCTCCGGTCGCAGAAGTGCCGGACAGGGTTTCATTCACAGTGGCGTTGACCACTGTTGCGCTGGTATAGCCGGTGATAGTGCATGTTTTGCTACCGACTCGGACCCTTACCCCGACATGATCAGATACCCAATGGTCAGCTGAAGTGGTCAGAGTAATTGAGCCCGTCGTTGCGGAGGGCGTAATCGTCGTAGCCTCAACCGCAAACTTGAAATACGGCTCATAGACCGGATAGCCAGAGCTATGAGCCTCAAAAGCCATGGCTGCCCTGGAAAAAGTGGAGGCGCTTGTGCGGGTGATTTCCTGAATAGGCATATCCTGGTGGACGACCCACATCACATCGCCCCATTGAGCAAAATCCAGCGCAAAAAGCTGGGCCTCGGTCCAGGGGCAGCTGGTAATGTTCGTTACTGCCACACCATCCGTGTCGTAAACATCAAGCCTCTGGTCAGAAAAGGCGAAGAGATAGCGCTCGTCCTTAGAAAACTGGAAGGGAACCAGCCTGCTTTTGCCCTGCAGTGTGGCCGTGTAGGTCGTGCCCGGACGACGCATGATGCCGCCCTGAGCAAAAGCCGCCCAGTTGCGCAGGGTCTTGGCGCCCTGAAAGTAGCCATCAAGATCAACTCGACCCGCGACAAGCGGATCAAGCTCCCCCTTCAGGAAGTTTGTCTGGATAATGCGGAAACGAGACATTAGTACCTCTGCGAAAGGAAGCGGGAGGTCCGAATCTTTCTCGTAGTCTGGCTCTGGGAATTCGCCAGTTTTGCCCTCTTCAGAGCCATCTCCGCCCGCGTATCCAGAAGCTCCGCCATCGTAACATCAATCCTTAGCGGCACCGCAAAAATGGCGGCCAGGCGATACTGAACTGCGGTTCTGAAGGCGCCGGACCATTCGGACTCGGAGGCTCGGTAGGCATAATCAATGACTAGCGTCGAAGACGAATCCGCATCGCAATAGATCTTGCCGCCGTAGATATCATATTCGATGGGGATATCATTTGAGGTGACAGTCCAGACCTCAATTGCGCCTTCCGGGATTTGCCAGGCGTGACCCCAGCGGCCAGTCGGCGTCGCGGTTACATGGTTCAGCGTGTACTGAGCCGCGGCAAAACGCCAGCGGTGCTCGGCGAGCATACCCTGAACAGTATCTTCATAAAGGGATTCAGCGATTTCAGCTTCAATGGAGCTATCGTCAAAAGACGTAATAGCTGCGCCGCCAATCATGGCCATCGCAGCTGAAGCTACAGACTGAGAATCTTCATTGAGGCTGGACATACGGCATCCATTTCCAGCCTAAAAAAATGGTGGGAGAGCGCGGGGCTGGATAACCGCACTCCCCCACCTGCCTAGTCGCGGGGATGAGGCGCGCTTAGGTTCCGTTGACGACCGTAACGGTCGACGTGGTAGAGGCCGAGACCATCAGAACATCAACGGTATTCGTGTCCGTATCAATGCTGATAATCACGTCGTGTTCCCGGAGTCTCTCCTGGGCACCCAGGAAATAGTCCGCGTCATCGACAGAGGCGATTGCGTCAGTGGACAGGTAGAGGTGAACTGCGTTCGCCCCACCCTGAGCCACGGTGAAAAGGTTCGTCGCGTCAAGAGCCATTTGTTACCTCACTCGTCGCAGAGGATTTCGATGACGGATTCGTCATCAATCATGACCGAGCCCTGGCTCATCATCGAGGTGATGAGATGGGACACCTTTTCGGGGACATAATTGATCTCCGTCGAGACATCCTTGCCAGAAGCAAAGCCGACACCAGAAGTGTGGTAGACAAAACACTTGCGATCACTGGAGCCATCGACCGGCAGACCCGAGAACGGGAACCAGTTGATGCCGAGCCAGTTCTTGCCGACCAGGCCCCGAGCAAACGGAGTATCGCCGCCGACATAATCAGAGTTCGAGAACTCCGTAATGTCGAGCAGTTCAGTCCACTGCTGGATGCCAACCACACCATAACGGCGACCGTCGTCCGGGACATCGTTCGTACCGAGCGTTTCGAAAGCCGAGAAAGCCTTCGCCTTGGTCATGCCCGTCGCATCGAGGGCAACCGCGTTGGTCGTGGTATCGAGAACCGTAGTGATCAGCTCGTCAGTCTTGCGACCGAGAGCCCAGGCGCCGGACAGGGCCAGAACCATACGTTCGTCGATGTTGGTCTTCAGTTCGTCCATGACATCACTGTAGTCCGACGCAAAGTAGTCGGTCAGCGTGCATTCGACG